ATTTTCTATGAATTATCTATGCTTTGAGTATGTATCTCCAGGCTGGGGCACGAAATCGTGCGGGAATCGCAGCTTCCGGAGTTGTTCCATATTTGTTTTCCAAATACGCAGTTGCCCAACCGAGAAAGTTGGAACCGTAGTTGGAGTCTTCCCATAGAGCGCGTGCTCTGTAAGAAGAGATCTTGAAATCGTCGATTTCATATTCCGGGAACATCGCAAGTCTTTCGACTTTGTCGGTGTCGCGAAATTGATCGCCGAAGACTAGAGCTCTGCTTAGGAAAGCGGAACTGTCGCCTGAGTCGCCTTCAGTTGCCTTTTCGGGCTTGAGCATCCAGTGCGGATGTTCAGGTGAGGCGGTAGCCAGCTTGAATGCGTTGACAGCTTGGAAACGGTTTGTTGCCATGAGCGAGTCGTCGCCTTGAACTTTGAGGAACTTCGGTTCCAATAGTTCGCCGGTTACCTTCAGGTGAAGGTATTGCATACGTCGATAGTTAACCCAGGAGTCAACCATGTTGGTGAAGAAACTGCCAGAAGGGACACCTTTGTGTTTTCTGTACATGATCCTGTCGGGACCAGCAATTTTGCGGTTGACGAAGAGAATGCGTGCAAGAGTGAATGCCGCTCGTGATTCTTCGTTGGGGAAGTCGAGTATTGATTCGAAGTCGTCGAAGACGTCTTCGATTTCCCAATCTTCTACTGAGGCGTCAAATTCCGAGTAGTCGGAGGAGATGAGGTGACGGCCAGCGTCGAGAAACGTCTGAATGAGTCGTGGGACTGCAGTTCGTGGATCAGGACCGATGAAGTAGGGAGTATCGTTTGTGAGAAACATGTTGAGTAGAGGTGCTCCAGAGCATCCTTCTATCAATATGTATTGAAAGGCTTGACCAAATACGTGTCGCGTTTTCAACTTTTCCGAGAGTTTGGTGAGTTGAGTGCGAGTGAAAGCTCGATCTGGTGTGGACTGTTCTATTACAGATTGGACGTCGCCACGCATAAAGTTGTGAACTGAAGCGTTAGCTTGACGAATTGCCTGTTCTAGATTGCCGGGGTCGCCTTTGCGACCTTGTAAGCCGATTCCTGCGGCAGAGGTGGGTTCGAAGGGAACGTCACGCAGCTGTGAGCCGAAGTCGAGTGACTTGGCGCGCGGGAAGGATTGGAAGAGTTGTCGAGTGTGAATGTCGACTTGTTGCCAAATGTGATTGTTTGGTTTCTGGACTCTTGAGATTGAACCGAAACGAGAGAGGGCAGCTGTGTGTGCTGCGGTGGTGTAGAAGGAACGAGAGTAACCGTCGAAGAAAGACCAGTCTTTACGACGTGGGTAGACGAGATAAGCTTCGTGTATACCGGGATCGATATACGTGATTTCTTCTTCTCTGTTTGGATTCGGGAAGTTGTGTTCTCCAATGATGGCTAATCCAGCCATGTCGGGACTTGTGTAAGACCCCCATTGTGTGTTGAGAACTTTTCCGTAGTAAGATTGCATGAAGACAGAGTCTCCTTGCATCACTGTTGGGTGGTTGGTAGTGAGTACCAATATAAAATAAAATTTACCTAAGAAAGCCAACCTTGTGAAAATTGGCCTAGTTATG